GTTCAAATCCCTTTAATTCGTTACTAAGGTCTCTAGTTTTGCCTGTAGCGCCATCAAATCCTATAATTAAGTCATTCATCACTAAACTACTTAATTCGTCTTTTAAGGACTGTAAACTAGTAGTTACGCCACTATTTGCTAATGCCCTTCCTAGGTCTTCATAAGTTCTACGAATATTGTCTAGTTCGTTTTGGTAAGTCCGTCTAGCAGCTTCCATCTCGTTTTGATATTTTTGTCTTTCTTCTGGCATTGAATTTAACCCAGGCTTAGAAATAGCGTCTTGGGCAGCTTCATAAGCCTGGAGAGCTTGCTGCTCTTTTATTTTTCTTATTTCATAGTTGAGGTCATATACGTTACCTCCTGCCCCTTTTATTCCTTCTAGCTCTGTTATTTTTGCGTTATTCAATAAATCTGAAACACGACGCTTCTCTTCTTGTTTTAATACATTTGTCCTACGTTCTACTTCAGCTGTTAGCTGCGCTTCTGCTTTTGCGTACTCGTTTGTTTGCTTAATTGCCTCTTCAGTAGCTTTTCCATCTTGTCCTTTTTGGTTTCTTAAAGCAAAGAATGGAGAAGAGGCAAGTTCTCTCATTTTATCTTGCCTAAATTGTTCTATGTCTAATAAACTATTTGCAAATTGGCTAGTATTCGTTATAGAAGCAAGTAATTTATCTTTAGCTAATTTTTCAGCTTCTATTATTACTGGATTATTTAATGCAGTCTGCCTAGCATTGTCAGCTTCTGTTATTGCACTTTGTCTTTTTGTTTGAGCTTGATTAAGTAGCTGCTCTAGTTTTGGCTGGTCTATATTATTTCCAAATTTTTGCTTGTTTTCTAATATACTTATTCTTTCAGCATCGAAGCTGTTGTCTGCTTTTAAAATAGCAATTTCATATTGTAATTGTGCTATTCTTATTTGTGCCTCAGCGTTAAATTCATAGCCAGGAATACTTTTTAATAAAGAAATTCGTGATTCTTTTGTAGCAATATCCGAGTCTCGTAATATTTTGGCTATATCTGCCTGAAGTCTTGTTGTAGAAGTAGCTGCTATAGTTTTAACGCTTTCTATAAGTTGTGGTTTTCTCGTTTCTAGCGATGTCAACATGTTTTGCAATGCTGTTTCGTTAGCTTTTTCTTGATCAATTTTTTGATTAATAAGATTTCGCGATTGTGTAATATATTCCTGTAATGCCTGTAGTGCATTACTTCGGTCTGCTTCTGGTAATTGGTTAATTAAACCTAATTGTTTTTCCTGAAAGGTTGGAAGCGTTTTTGTTAAAAAACTATTAAACGCTTTTATGTTAGATCTAGTGGAAATAACTGCTATGCGTAGGTCTTGTATGGTTCTATCAATTTTAGCTTTATCTCCTCTTAGTATATTATTTATAGCTTCTTGTGGGTTTGGAGTATATTGTTGCAATAGATCCATTGCACTTTTTATTTTTTCGTTTGTTGCATCAGATACTCCACCTGGATTAGTTTGGCTTAAAGTTAACGCATCAAACTCCCTTTGATTTGCAGTTTGTGCTGCACGTATTCTTTGCAATATTACTTCTATTAATTGTCGTTGCTGAGATTCTGCTGTTTGTCTTTGAGTGTCTAGATTATCAGTTCTCCGTTTAATTGCTCTATTTACAGAAGAGGGATTAAGATTATTAGGCAAAGTAATTGGTGTTGAACCTGCGTTTGGATTAGGTTTTATTGTTGTTGTTGGTACTTGTAAATTTTGCTGGTTTTTTGGTACTGATGGAGTTACAACAGTACCTGAAGTTCCTGTTGTTGATCTTGATGGTACAGATGTAGTTCCTGTCTTTTCTCGATTCCTAGCTTGCCTTTGAAGATTATAAAATTCTCTAAAACCTTGAGTTACTGGGTTAAGCCTACTCCAGAAACTGTCCATCAGATTTCTTTGTTTAAAACTTGCTTCATATCCCTCATATATAACTAACTTCATATCAGCTTGAAAATCTAAGTTATTCCTAAGCTCTCTTTGATATTTATCAAATTCAGTTATATACTCATTGTAATATTTATCATTATATTTTACAAATTCTGGAATTTTTCCTAATTCACTAAAATTAATTTTTGTTTTAAAAGGGATATCTTGTCCTTGAGAGTCAAGTGGCTCATTTATGTTTAATTCCGCTAAATGCTTTGACCTTCCTAATACTTGTAATGCGTTAGCTATTCTAGGATCACTTTGGTTAGAACGTGAAGTTAACTCATTGATTGTTTTTTCAATAGCAATTAAATGCCTTGAGTTCATAATAAGTTGTAAATCAGACTTTGTACCACTTTTAATTACGTCAAATCGTCTAGATTTTTGTTGTTCAGGACTTAATTCACCATATCTACTACCTAATAACAAATTACCAATCCTAGGCATTTCTCTTTGTAACATTGGTAAATTACTATAAGCATGTCCAACTACTGTTACGTATACCTTTTTTGGGTCTTTTGCCACATAATCTCTATAAAGTCTGTTGGCTCTTTGCTCTTTTGTCTCTCCTCGCGCTAATAATCCTATAGGCAACAAACCTCCAATGTCACTTGTACCTATACCTAACCCAGCCATTAATGCTCCTTCGCCATAATTAATAGCATACTGATTGTCATTGTTGTTAGATGCCGTAGGAGAAGGTAGATTTGTGTTTCCTGGTAATGTAGATGGTTTACCGTTAGTCTTAGTGTTATTTACGTTGTCTCTTATCTGTGCTGTATACGTAGCACTATCTCTAAAACTATTTCTTATCTGCAATACGGTATTACTAATACCAGAAAGTGGAGAAGTCAGGTTATTAATATTTTGTGCAAATAACTTAGAATTTTTGTTAGCATCACTCATGTTACTTGCAACTGGTTTAGCTACGCCATCTTCACTAGTTGTTGCGCCTAAGCTCTTAAATAATTTATCTAAGTTTTCCGCAGCTTTTGTGGCATCTATTAAGTTATTTGTAATTTCTTTAGTGGATAATTTAATATTTTCACTAGAGCCAAATACGCTTGTTAAGCCTGCAACAAGATTTTGCGCTTGTGTGTTTGCCTGTCCAAGGTTATTGGCTATGTTTTGACCTTGTTTTACAATCTTGCTGCCAATATCTTCAAACTTTTTATTTTCGTCTGCAAAGGCTTTGGCTACTAGGTTGATATCACCCCTTGTTTTAACCAATAAATCCATTAAATCTGTAGACGGTAGAGACTCACGGAATTTCTCGTTTTCTAGTTGTATTTCTTGTCTTCTAAAGTTTAACTCAGCAATTCTAACGTCTGCATCCATCTGCTGTTTAACAGCATTATTAATTTCCTCAAATACAGATACAATGCTATTTATGAACGATACTACACCATCATCAACAACTCCAGTTAAAGATTCGCTTACACGAGTCTTCATTTTCATCATTTTTAAATCTAGAGCTGCTTTTTCAAACTCGTTTTTGACCCCTAAGGTTTCTTTTTCTGCATTCCTGATAAATTCCTCTATTTGTCTATTTTGCTCTATTATAGACCGGTTTAAGTCGTATCTAGACTTCGCTAAATTACCTTTGGCGTTGTTAAGTTCTACTTCCGCTTGAAGTCTATTTTTCCTGGTTTCCTCTAACTGGTTTTTTGCATCTTCATTTTGTTGAGATTGTGGTACTGCACGTAGCATTTTAAATGCTTTATCTTGTACTTGATATTGCGCTGTAGCACCTACTAATCTGTCTTCTGCCTCAATTATTGCAGACTGTTTAGACGCAAAATCTATATCTCCTGGTGTGCTTACATTGCTATAAATTAAATATTGTCTTTTGGCTGATGCAGATTCAACAGTTTTGCCAAATCTTTCAAATACTTGCTCAAATCGTTTTAACGCACTAACAGTTGCTGTAAATATAGATTGGAATATATCTTCTGGAACTGACTCTTTAACTACTTTTTTAGCTGTATTTACTAAAGTTTCTATTTGTTTAATAATACCTTGAAATGCTTGTTGTTGGTCTGCGGAAAGAAAACTAACATCTAATTTTTTCAATTCGTCTACAAATTTCTGCATGTTAGCTATTTCAGCTAAATTTTCGTCAATAGGCTTAGATGCTTTTTTGCGTCTTTCGTCTAACTTATTAAGTTCTTTATTTATCTCTCCAATTCTCTTTACTGACTTTTCGCTATATGGGTCTTGCTGTTCTATCTTGCTTTTTTCTACCATTAATACAAGTCTTCGTTGGTCTATTTTTGCAATTTCAGAAATTGCAACTTTCATTTTTTCTGCATATTTAGCTTGGTTTAATAAATTTAAACTTTCTAATTCTGTTTTAAAAGTTCCTATACTTTTATCTGCTGAAGCTACAAAATTTAATACATCTGAAACTCCCTTAGGTAAATATGCGTCAGTTTCTCTAATTAATGATTTAAATGCTGGGTATTTATCAACTAAGTCAAGCTGCTGGTTACTAAGTTCCAAATTACCGTAATTTGTTTTCACTGGATCCAAAGGAGTAGTTAAAAAGCTCCAGATTGGGTTACTATTTTGCGCTTGGTTGCTTTTTCTCGTGTTTTCGTACACAAACCGTTCACCAAAGTTTAAATCTTCAGGTTTTAACTCTCCTGCTAATACTTTATTGATTCTTTTTCCAAGATCATCTGTGCTATATCCCTCGTCTTTCATCCCAAGGACATACGCAATATCCAATTGTAGTCCTTTAGACGGAATTGAATCTGCTAAAGATTTAAGTTGCTTTGTTGTATTAGCAGCTTGTTTACCACTTGCTTCTATAGATTTATTCATTTTAGTAAACGAGTTTTCTATAGACAGCAGAGATGCGTTAATACCTCTAGATGCTTTATTAATAGCTGTTTCCATTGGGTTGGAAAAGTCACTTCTAGCAAGAAACATTACTCCTAACGCTAGACCAAACTCTAGTGCTAATTTACCTAAATGTTTAAATGCTAAGCCTATGCTAGACATAGCAGCATTACCTATGCTAACAAAAAGATTTCCCCAATCTTTCCTTACAGCTCGTCTTACAGAAATATCTGGTGAAAATAGAGCAGTAAAAGGCGTAATTAATCTTGCAGCACTAGCAGCTGAAATTTGAAAGCTATCTACAATAAATTGTTTTATACCGCTAAAATTGCTTAAAATATTAGTTTTAAGCGTTTGTAAACCTTGAGCAATATTCATGAATGCTCCTCTCAAGGTTAGCGTTCCTGTTGTAAGTCCTTGCATCGTTGAGCGAATCAAATTAAATCCTTGCGACACAACTTTTAATGCAGCATTAAACGGACTTAATAGAAAGTTAGCAAGGTCTTTGAATTTATTTAAAACGCCTGTAGCTAAATTTTGTACACCCTGAAGCATTTCTTGAAATAGACTTACGTTTTGTGGGCTATATTTATAGCCCTCTAAAGACGCTTGCGTACGCGCTATATCTGCCGCTATCCGCGCGTTAGCTGTATTACTAAAAGCACCTGTACCTTGTGTATTTCCACTAGTTAAACTAGTAAAAAGATTTGCTATGCCTTTTGGATTAAGTGCAGTAGTAATTATGTTCTTAAAGTTTATTCCTATTTCATACAGACCCTTTCCAATACCTTTAATACTTGGACTTAAAAACATTTTAAATAGTGTTTGAAACTGCTTAAACATTAAAACCATTGCTATTAATTCAACCATGCCTGGTTTTAAAAAGCTAAAAAAGTTATTAAATATATTAGAGATAGCTTGTATACCAGTTTTAATTATGTTAAAAGAACTATCTTTGGTATCGCCCATAATGACATCAAATAGTCCTGCGCCACTAAAATGACGTTTAGTGTTGTCTACTAACGTAATAAGTCCAATTATCATGTTAGAAATGCCATTGTACATATTCTCCATAATGGAGTGTTGCGCCCCAAACCAATCATCTGCTATATCTGCCAAAATTCCCAAAAAATGAGGCCCTAGCCCAGCCATTACAGGGACTAGCCCAGTTATTGCAGCTCCTATGCCAGTAGTCAACAAAGTGCTAACACTTTTAATCCAGTTTCCACGCATAATCATTTTTAGTCCAACGCCTAGTATCGCAGCAGCACCAATTAGAAACGAGTTAATAAACATTAATATGGTGTCTAGGTTCTTGTTAACCACTTCTGCCATAGACGTAAAAATATTTACAATTCCACCAAACAAGCTACTATAAGCGTTGGTTAATTTAACATTCATTTCAAACCCAACTGTACCTAAACGGGCAAGCGCTAATGAAAGTCCGTTTGCTCCACCGGTAGCACCCTTGTAGTCCATTTTTAGTGTTTTGGCAACTTTAGGTAATACTTCCTCAGACAGTAAAGCACCTTTAGATACTAAGTCAGTCATTTCTGGAACAGATTTACCAATCGCTTTAGCAAATACCTGCATTGCTGGTGGAAATCTTTCACCTAACTGCTGACGCAATTCTTCCATGCTTATTTTGCCTTTAGAAAGCATTTGCGTATATGCCATAAACACTAAGTCTGCATCTTGCCCAGTAAGACCTAATGTAGATAAAGACGCACTTATACCTTCAAATAGTTCTCTAACTCCCTCTCCTTCCATTCGAGTGCCTCTAGCAGCTACAGCCATAGAGCCATAAGCATTTACAGCAGCTTCAGCTGGCACTCCAAGAGTTTTGGAAACATCTATGCCATACTGCATTTCTCTTTTTCCACCAGCTTTAGAGCCTCCTAAGTAATCTAGTTTTTTCTGTATACTTTCTACTTGTACCATCACAGTAGTAAGTCGCTGCATGGAGTGAATAGCCGTGTTTACCATGCCCTGGAAATAATTAAAAAGATTATTAATATCAAAAGTTATAAAATTTCGGAAAGGCTCAAAAGCCTTTTCTAAATTCATCACAAAACGCCCTAAATCTTGTTTTGCAAAACTATCGAATAAATTACCTAAAATCTTGCCGTAGTTCTCTTCCTGTGTTTCCTGAACATCTTGTCTAACACCTTTATTGATTTCTACTATGTCTATCTGGTCAAGACCAGATACTTGATTTATATTTTGTACTTTTGCTCTAGCATCTTTATATATTTCCCCTAGCCGCTTCATTGCGTCAGCTTCACTACCAAATTTACCTTTAGAATAGTCGTTTGCAAATTTTTGTAAATCTGCATCTATTTGGTTTTTGCTCGCTGCTAAAGCTTGTTTCTGTGCTTGTGACACGCTGGGATCATTCATTATTTTATTAACAATATCTTTATACGCATCTGATATGCGTTTACTGGATAAAGTTAAAGACGCTATAGCACCACTTTCAAATCCTTTACCAAAATTAAGTCCAATTGATTGC